TTGACCCTGGCTGTCCCGCCCATGCCGATAGCATTAGCGGCGGCTCGGGACAAATCAATGCACCGGCCTTTAACAAACGGCCCTCTATCTGAAATACGGACGGCCACGGCACGCCCATTCCCGAGATTGGTCACATGCACCACCGAACCGAACGAGCGCGTCCTGTGAGCCGCTGTGAGTCTATAGGTGTTAAATATTTCGCCCGATGCCGTGCGCTTGCCATGATAGCCGTCGCCAATGCCATATTGGCTGGCGATGCAGGTTTCGGAGTGGGCCGGAGTAGCCGCGCAAAGGCACGCGACCGCGAGGATAAATCGCAGCATGAGGTTTCCTAAAAATGGTTGATGGGGTTTGTGCCCTAAGAGGGCGAACGATCCGAGTTATTGTTCAATTAAGGTAGCGCCTACCGACGATGGCGTAGTCCCAACACCGCTTGCCGCAACGAGAGATGCCCTGCCGATATCCGCCGGAGCCGTGAAGGTCGCGCTCTGACCATCGCCCAATGCTGGCGTCTGGAAGATGGTACCCCAATTTTGGTCGTAGAAGGCAACCTGGAGCGTCGCGCCTCCGGACGCCTGTACCGACAGCATGTAGCTCTTCCCCGGCGTGAGCGTGGCCCACGGCATCGGGTGCCATTCGGTGTGGAGTAGCTGTTTCTGAACGATCTTTTTTGTCGTCGGCGGGAAGATCAGCCGTTGCTGCAGCGAATTGAACACGCCCAGCGGCGACCCGGAAGGACCCGACCAGCCGCCGCGCAGCGACAGCAAGTTCACCTTCTGGTTCGGCGTAAACGGAATTGCTCCGGGAACGAACTGCGAGGCGGTAGCGACGCGGAGCGCGTTAGCGATGCTCATGAGTTGAGTTGCAATCGTGTTGTCCCAGCCATTCGGCATCAGGTTGAAGCCGCTGCCGTTCTCGACATAGATCGCGAATGGCGTGCCCTGGTTCATATCGACCACGTAGGCGCCGTACAGCATCAGGGTCTTGATGACCTTGAGCAGATCGGGGTTCTTTACCGCCGAGTAGTCGAACGTGGGCGGCAGCATCATCCGCGATCCCATCGGAATTTGCCCCTTGTAGACCAACGGCGCGTTGATGTCCTGCGAGGTCGCCGGGTAGACGTAGGGCATGCACAGTGCGCTGGGATCGAGCGACATTGCGAGCGCGTGGCGGTACAACTCGTCGCCGTCGTTGACCTCGTGCGTGCGAATCAAGCCAGCCGACGTGGCGCATCCCGCGGCTCGCGCACCCTGATTGAAGTGCCCGCCATCGCCCCAGCCAGTGCCGCCGACCGGCGCCCAACTGTATTGCTTGGCACCCCACGCGCCATTGATATTCTTGAGACCCCAAAACGAATGGACGACGCCCGCTTCCTCGTCAAAGATATCGGCGTGGCCATCATTGCCTGTCGCAGCGACCGTCGCCGCCGGCCAGTGCGGGATCGTGATGACCGGGTGACTGCCATCATCAGGGGAATAGGGGCCTTGCGTCTGGATCACCTTCCCGTCCGTGCCGAACACCTGCATCGGCGGATCGGTCGGCTTCGCCAGAAAGCATTGCAGCGAGTAAGCGCCCTCTTTGATGGACGGAAACCAGCCGGTGGACACCTTCGGGATTTGATACGATCCAAATGCCGGATTGAGCGGGACACTATTCCAAAGGGAATCGGCGGCGAACGGCTTCAGATAGGTGCCGGATTCTGACATGGGCTAGGCCGCTTTCTCAAGCCACATAGGGGCGTTGTCGTTCGACGCGGGGTCAAGATCGCGCTTCAGCAAGAAGTTCTGCATATTGTCGCCGTTGTACGGTGCGATCGCCTGGCGCAATGTCATCACATCCCATTGAGTTGGGTTCGTGGTATATGCCTCTGTTAACGCCGCGGTCAGCGCAGCAATGCGATTTGAAGCATTGGCATCTGTTAGGTCGCTGTTCGGATGGCACGAGATGATAATCATGCCCTTATTCGTCCGCACGCGATCGAGCAGGATTTGAAGCTGGCTTGTCGTATTGGCCCCGCCCGACTCCGAATTGAGATTGAACGAAATAATCCCATATGGGTCGCCGGGCGGAAACGTCTCGTCGAACGGGAATGGCGGATTGATCCCGGCATTCCAGTTCTGGAAGCGCATCACGGTTCGACCGTTGGATTTGAAGTTCGGCCAGGCGATCATGTCCGGCGGGCCGACCGACGAAAAATACGTCATGTCGTAAGTGTCGCGCCGTTTACCGAACGTGCCGCCGAGCGTCCGAAACCCTTGAAACTCTGCATCACGTTGGGCAGATGTCCAGCCGTCGAACGTGGTCTGGTCTTCCGTCGTCAGGCTTTGCGAAAGGAATTGCCAGCCTGCGTTCAGCATGGTCTGAACCTGAGCGGTCGTGACGTGGGACCCGCCGTTGATGGCGTGAGATGCATCGCCAATCGCCAGCATGCCCGGCGCGCCGTAGCTCTGCAGCAGCGGATAGGCGACCGTATACGTCGCGTCGCCGCCATCATCGAACCGGAACATCATTAGCGCTTTGGAGCGCGGGTTCGCGAAGAACTCGATGTTGCCAATCTGGGCAATCGTACCATTGCTGGCGCGCGCGAGGATGGTAGCAAAGGTGATCTGCGTCAGGTCAGCGCCGGTGCCAACTGCCGTGAAGGCGCCGACATTAAAGCTGACAGACTGCCAGCGACCGGTAGACGCTCCGGCGGTCGCCGTGGACATCGTGTTGACGAAGGTCGAAGAGCCGCCTTGGTGGTAGTTCGCGCTCGGAGAGGACGGCGTGCCAGCCGAATACAGGCGTATGTTGAACGACGTGAACGGCGAGCTGGTGAGCTTGATCGCTGTGCCCGGCTTGAACGTCCAGCGGATCATTCCGCCAGTCACATTGACCGGGCTGACCGTGGTCTTTGACACCAGCGTCGAGGTGCCGCCGTTGAATGTTTCCTGAATAGAGGTCGAGCCGTAAGGGCTATCGGGGTCTGCTACGTCTGTGGCGGTGCCAATAAAGTTATTCTGAATGTCCGCCGTGGTGCGAAAATTGGCCAGCGTCGTGGAGGGGAATGACGGATATCGGAAGTCGCCTGCGCTGGCGGCGAGGATACCGCCATCGGTTGAATAGCCGATAGACCCGCCGATTTGCGGAGTGACCGTCTGCCCAACCGCATTGGTAAGTCCGAGCCACAGAACGAGGAATAGACGAGCAACGTTCTTCATGGCGGCTGACCTTATTGCGTATCTACGTAGAGGCTGCTGCCGGTCGTGTTGCACGTCCCTGTAATTTTGTCTCGCGGGGTCAGCGGATAATACCGCGTGTAGGATTGGCCCGCGGCGAGCGAGATCGAAGCCTGTGCGGCAGTTAGGCTGACGCCGCCGATGGTGAACGTGCTGGCGGTCGTGCTGCCGACGGTGACGGTGCCGGTCGGATCAATCAGGCATGCATCGCTGGCATTATTGTTTTGGATCGTGACCGACTGCCGCCCGGGAGCGCCGGTGACGGCTGCTAAAATCTGCTGGTAGGTCGCCCCTGTCGTAATCTTCACCGAGCCATTGACGCTTGCAACTGACTTGGGCTGGCCAATTGCTTGGGCAAATACCGGCGTAGCCATCAGCAGCAGGATCAGAGACAGTAGAATTTTTTTCATGGTCGCCTCATAAGAAAAGGGCGGACGAGTTAACGCCCGCCCTCGTAAAACTCGATTCGATACCACCTTAAGGATTCATCGTTCCGGAAGCCTGCTGCAAAGCCGCCATGACGGCCGAACGAAGCAGCGAGAACGACGAAAATTTCGAAGTGTCGAATGACAATGTCAGATCGCCAGCCCCGGCTGCGCCGATTGCTTGCCCATGCTTGTCGTTCGAGTGATCGACGCGACCGGACGCATTCGCGTCCAGGGTGATATTGATGAAGCGGTTCTGCGCCATGATCAGCCCGAGACGTCAAAGCCGGCGGCGCTGACCTGCTGGGCATTTTCGAAGAAGCGTTCAATCGCCTCCAGCGCCTTTATGACTTCGACCTTCTTTGGGGTCACGCCATCCAGTACACGGAATTCGAACAAATCTCCGGCTGTGGAGGACGTGCCCGTGGTGAAGTCGGAATATTTCGATCCCTCTACACCGCGGGCTACGCTGACATAATGGCTTGCCATGGCTTACCTCAGTCCGTGTAACCGACGCGGATGCCGAACTTGCCGGTGCCGGTGGTGACCGCCGTTGTGATGACGCTTGCCACGATGTCAAAGAACCCGCCCGGGTCGCTGGAGAGGCCGGCGGCCTGCCACAAGGGCTGCGTCCGCTTGTCCAGCGTGTAGGTGCCGCTCTCATTCGTAACATCGGTCGCTGCGACCGCCGAGGCGCAATCGATGGCCGAGGCGAAAAGTGCCGCAGAAATCGCGTTGGCAACCAGTAGAGAGGTCGGTCGGCCTCCTTCGCCATCCGTGGCATAGAAGACGCCGAGATCGAATTTGCCGGCGGTCTGTGCTTCGGATTCGAAGATGATCGACTTGATCTTGCAGTTCGAGGGAACGCGGGCGAGCTGGTAGGTGGCGCCGACGCTCGATGATGCTAATGCCGTGGCGTAGCCATCAGTGAATTTGTGTGGCGCGGGTCCACCCTCGCCTGCGGTGTTCTGCACCGAAGGCGTGGCGTCCAGATTGGTGATGAAAGTCGACTTGACGTGATCAACGGCCATTGGTGCCTCCTTACGGGGTTACGTCGGCGGCGGCCGAGGTATCGGCGCAGTCGCATTCCAGCAGGCGGCCAGGTTCAAGCCGCGTCGCGCCGGACGACATCATCGTGTAGATCTGCCAGGGCAGGCCGCTCAGATCTTTCCGGCGATCGACGTCGTTCTCGGTGTCTTTCCAGATGCCGAGATAAAGGCCCGATTTGACGAACGGGATATTCTGGCGGACGTTCGAGCTGGACGGCAGGCGCTCCGAATAGACGATGTCCCAGCCGAGCAGTCGCGTGACCTTGCCGTCGGTGAGGACGGGGCGGTCGCTGAATTCGGTGGAAACCACCTGGACCTGGTTGAGCAGGTCGCTCTCGCCCTGGGAGTTGGTCACCCAGGTCAGCGTCTCTTCTTCCATGTCGACCTGCGCCTTGCGCATGATGCGCTTGGCTTCGATCATCTTGGCGACAGTCAGGCCCGACGCCGCGGCAGAGCCGAAGGTCGAGGAAACCGTCCACGAGGATGAAATCGAAGCCCAGGTTTCAGCGGAGAAGCTGGCGCCATCGGTGCCGATCTGAGAGGTGCCAAAGGCGGCGGCGATCAGCCGGTCGTCCCATTCACGGGCGACAGCGGCAGCGGCGCCGGCGACTTCCTGCGACTGCGGGTCGATCGCGGTCTTGAGCTTGTCAAAGGTGTCGATGAGCTGGTTGGCATCGCGGTCGACCGGGAAAACCCAGCGCCGGGTGAACGACGCATCCTGCCGGCCAATCGGAGCAAACCGACCCTGCGGCGGCTTCATCTGCACCGCGCCATAGTATTGGATCGGCGAGGCCTGCTTGCCGACGTGATAACCCTCCATCACGCGCCCGCGCAGCTTGGACGTTTTCTGCTGCAGCTTGAGCGCAAGCATGGTGGAAAATTCAGTGGTGAAAAGTGACGGCAGATTCTCGGACATGGCTATCCCGCCTCAAAGGGGTTGAATGAACGGCGGCCTTGCCCATCGCGTCTTGCGTGGGGGCCATCAGTCTTTCAGCCTTGTCCTTGGCAGGGGGCCGTCTACTTACCCGGAGCCGGACTTGTCCTTACGGGGTCCGGCAACGCTCGGGTCTATGGGTGCGGAACGTGCCGCACCCAGGTCGACTTAACAACGCACCGCTATTTGAAACGGTCAGGATCGATCTGGACGCCGAGTTGCGTACGAGCGGCCTGTAACCGTTTCAGTGCGGCAGGATCGCTTTGATCGGCCGCTTGCAACCCGCCCTTGGTCGGGTGGGCGCAATAGACCTTGCCGCTGATCGCGCATCCCTTTTCATTGCATCCGGCAGCGCAGGCCGTGCGCGTCAGGCCCGGGAAAGGCTCGCCGGACTTCTCGGCCGGTTTGTGGAAAGAGGCGCGACGCGGCGGTTTGCGTGGCTTCCTGGCCTTCTTGACGGTTGGCTTCTTCGCCGCCGGCGCGTCAAACGTCACTTCCTGGGCCTCGCTCATGGCGTGACCCCCGTGATCATCTGGTTAAGCCGGGTCATTTCGCGCTTCGCGGCAGGGTCGCCATTGTTGTATTTCGCGACCCAATCCTTGTCGCCCATCAGTTCTGCCTTGCGGGCACTGGCGCCTTCCAGCGTCGTGACGTCGCCGTTCGGGCCACCGGCGCCGCGCTCGACAAAGGTATCCTCCCGCGTGCTGGCGCCGATCTTGCGCATGGCCTCCATCACCTGATCGTAGCCGATCTGGCCCTCCAACGCTTTGACGCCTTCGGGAGTGATGCCGAGACGGCGCGCGCCCTCGACCGCCTGCAGGTGATTGTAGGCGTACTTGTCGCCCCAGTTCTTGACGAGAGCATCCTTTTGCTCTGCCAGTTTGTTGGTCGTCACCGCATTATCCGCGGCGGCCTTGGCATCGATCGCGGTAGCCACGGCCTTGGCGATATCGGTGACTGCGTCCTTCGGCACGCCGCGGGCGTGTACGACATTGCGCAGCGCTTCGGCGATCGAGGTATCCTTGACCGCGGACAGGTCGTAATCCTTGGCCTCCTTCGGTGCGCCAAGGCGCTCATAGAACGCGCGCAAATCGGTCGGGCTGGCGTCCGCCTTGGGCAGCTTGACCACCTGATCGGGCGGCACGCCGATGAACTTTTCGGCTCCCTTGTAAAGCTCTGTCAGCTTGACGCCGAACGCCTTGGGATCGTCGAGCGGCAAGCCCTTGTTCTGCCAGAAGCCGAGAACTTCGGCGTCGACGCCGGTATGCCAAGGCTTCGTTGCACTGGCGGCATCGGCGGCAGCTGCTGCAGCAGCATCGCCAGCCTCATCGAAATGAAAGCGCGGTCGGCCGGTATGATGATTGAAATAATGGAGATGACTAGTCGGTGTCGGAACTTCGGTCGTCATGGCTTATCGCTCCTTTGGCGGGCCGGGTGTATTTCTGGAC